CTGCCGATTCCCCCTCCGTGTCAAGCAAAAATGTTTGTCAAGAGTTATTTTTATGTAAAACTGTTGTATTTTTGCCACAGCTATACCAAAGTATAGTCCAATGGGACCCTTGGGATTATCCGCCTATCCTTTCGGGTGGTGGTGTATACCCCTACATCTACAACATAAGAAAAAAGGTACAGGTGTGACACTCTGCCGCATATACCAAATAGTCACAAAGTTGCAACAAATATTGACAACATCGGCTACCTTCTTAAGAATCACCTACAAAACGACAAAAAAGATTCGTTAGAAAACAGTAGCTTATAAAAAAGTTTAAAATTGTGGTAGCAAAACCACGAAAAAAGTACTTATATATAGGTGAAGACACTATACTTAAGTATATACATAAGATACTTTCTTATAGTTTAATATACTATCTAGTTTATATATACTTAATAGTTAAATTACTTAAGTTATATACATAAGTATGTTTTGTCGTTCTCACTCAACCAAGACGTAACTTTCCAAGTTGGTATAGCAGAGTATGGTTTTGCCGATGGGTGAGGACTACTAAATATACTTTTCCTTGTCGTGATACAAATGATCCCAGCAATCCCATATAGTGAAGTTATAGCCAAGAAGGTTAAAGAGGGCATACGTAATGGTGTGTCTGTTAAAGATATCCTTGCGTCTATTCAGAAGTATCAGAATGCCCCTAGCAGTACGGCTACCTTCTATAAGTTATACGGACAAGATATAGCTGATACTAAAGCTGATATTGTAGGTCAGATAGGTTCTGTCGTTATACAACAGGCTATTGACGGTGACTTTAAGTCTCAAGAACTGTTCCTACGTAGTAAAGGTGGTTGGTCACCTACATCTACTGTTAATGAAGTTGAACAGTCAGAGAACCCCGACGAAGACGAATCAGCTATTGACTCACTTATAACATTACTCGGCAAAACAAATGGCACAACCCCAAGCGAAGATAACAGCTAACATCTTAAGAGACCTTCCTGATGAGGAAGTGACCTTCCTGATGAGGAAGTAGCTGCTATTTTAAAAGAGCTAGGCCCAAAGAAAGCGGAAGAGCTAAGGCATGATTGGGGATTTTGGGCTAGACCTGAGCAACTGGAACCTGCTGGTACATGGAACACATGGGTCGCCTTGGCAGGACGTGGTTGGGGTAAGACTAGAGCAGGTGCAGAGTGGGTTCGCCATCGGATTAGAAGCGGTGACAAGATTGTACACTGTGTCGCCCCTACCAAAGGTGATGTCCGAAGAGTTATGGTTGAAGGTGACTCTGGTCTTTTAAATGTATGTTGGAGTGGTGATGAGACATATCGTGGTAAACACATTGGTTTTCCTGTTTGGTCTCCCACGAACAATAGCTTAACATGGGAGAACGGCAGTAAAGCCGTATTCTTCTCAGCAGAAGACCCAGAACGTCTTCGTGGCCCACAGGCGTACAGTGCATGGTGTGATGAGCTTTGTGCTTGGCGTAATGCACAAGACACTTGGGACATGATGATGTTTGGTCTACGTCTAGGTAAACACAAGCATCGGGTGCTTTATGGAACAGAACTCTCTTAGCTAAATGCGAGATTGAGAAAGACGAAGTACCACAACTTAGTCGTATTGTCGTATCTATTGATCCTGCTATTACTTCTAATGCAGAATCAGACATGACAGGTATTGTCGTAGCAGGGATTGACGTAAACGGGACAGCCTATGTGTTAGAAGACCATACTGGTCGTTATACACCTCAACAGTGGGCATCCAAAGCAATACAGTTATATCATGATCACATGGCTGATCGTATTGTAGCTGAACGTAACCAAGGTGGTGATATGGTACGCCATACACTACACACAGAGGATGAAACAGTTCCTGTAAAGCTCGTCCACGCTTCTAGAGGGAAGATGGCACGGGCTGAACCTGTATCTGCACTATACGAACAAAGTAAAGTAAAGCATGTACGAGGTTTGAATGATTTAGAAGATCAGATGGTACAGTGGGAACCTTTAGGGTCGATAGGCTCACCAGACCGTCTTGATGCTTTAGTTTGGGCTTTAACCGACCTCTCACTTAACGGATACGCAAAACCACAACTAAAATTAGCGTACTCCAGTGCCAAGGGTTTAGTATGACTCTTAAGTTATATTGAGCCTAGATAGTAGGTATAAAAAGAATCATGGCAAAGAAACTTTCAGAAACGGAAGCAACCCAGATACTAGGGATTGCAGGTGACAATACACATAACGGTCAAATCCGTGCAGATGAGTTTCTACCAGAACTTCGTGGCAAGAGAGCTATCCGTAAGTATCGTGAGATGCGGGATAACGACAGTACTATTGGTGCTGTTATGTACGCTACTGAACAAGTACTACGTGATGTAGATATTAAGGTTATGCCAGCCAATGATAGTGCAGAAGCACAACGTGAGGCTGATTTTGTGAAGAGTGTCTTTGAGGACATGGATCACACTTTAGATGATCACGTATCAGAGGCTTTGTCGTCCCTAACATTTGGGTTTGCTTGGTTTGAGGTCGTATATAAAAGACGTAGTGGCCCAACCAGTCGTTCTGACCGCCGCCGTTCTAAGTTCACTGATGGACGCATTGGTGTTCGTAAAATTGCTTCTCGTGCGCCTTGGACAATCTCTAAGTTTGACGTAGATCAGAAGACAGGTGATGTCTTAGGTATCCACCAAGAAGGGTCAGGGTTTAACAATACTAGCTACATTCCTACTCGTAAGTCTCTATATTATCGTACTACAGCTATCAACAATGATCCTGCTGGTCGTTCTATATTACGGAATGCGTACACTTCTTACGAATACCTTAACAATCTACAGAGCATCGAAGCTATCGCAGTGGAACGTGAACTTGCAGGTATTCCTGTGGCTCGTATTCCTTCTGAGTACCTCAGTCCTGATGCTACTTCCGCACAGACTGGGTTTGTCGGAAACCTGCAGCAGATACTCAGAGATGTCAAGTTTAACGAGCAGGGATATATTATCCTGCCCTCAGACACCTACCCCGATAAAGACGGAAGTCCTACCTCCAATCGGCTCGTAGATGTTGAGCTAATGGCCTCTAATGGTAAACGTAACATTGACATTGATCCTATTGTTAAGCGTTACCAACATGACATTGCTCGTTCCGTACTTTCAGAGTTTCTTATGCTTGGTGGTGGCAACACTGGTTCCTATGCACTATCCAAGTCTAAGACAGACCTGTTCCTTCGTGCGCTTGAGAGTTACATCCAAGCCATAGTTGATGTTCTCAACAAACAGTTAGTAGAACGCCTATGGGAGTTGAACGGTCTGAACTATGACCTGATGCCAACTATTGTAGCAGGTGATGTTGCACCACACGATCTACGTGAGATTGCAGCCTTCTTGAGAAACTTAAATGGTGCAGATATCAACGTAAGTGATCATCCAGAGGTTATCCAAGACTTGATGGACATTGCTGAACTAAGATACGAAACAAAAACAGAACAAGAGGAAGAAGATGGCAACGCTGAATGATAGAGTATTTGACAACGGCTTGTCTGTCCTCGACACTGAAGCTAACCGTATTGACCTAACCTCACAAGAGGCCACAACATATACGGAAGCTACATCTACCTATAGTCTAGGAAACTCAACAAGTCTTTCCATTGCATCTCCATCAGATCGTGCAGGTGGTGGACGAGAGGTTGTAGTTGCAGCTATTTCAGACGGAAGCATTACAGGTGATGGTACAACCACACACTATGCTATTGTCGATACGGTGAACTCCCGTCTACTTGCAACTGGTGAACTTACAGAGAGCCAAGTTGTATCAACTGGTAACACATTTACTCTAGGGTCATTTACTATCGGTATTCCTGACCCTGCATAATAAAGGTCATGTCCCATGACACGCAGGGTATTACAGGAAAATAACGATTTAATACTTACAGAAGCCAGCGACAATCTGGCTCTGAATGTTCCTGATTTTAACAGGATATTACAAGAGAGTGGTTATTCACTTCTAACAGAAGCAAGTGAAATAATCATCAATGACAATTTTGTCACTGCAGTGGACACTGTTACAGGAAACCCTGTTGTACAGACCACTACAATAGATCAAAGTCATACTTTATTAGCTGATAATCTGGTAACTGGTAATCCAGCCTTACAGACAACAGCAATAACCCAAGATCACGATCTAGTCTTAGATAATATTACAACTGGTTCTGTCGTTATACAAACAACGGCAATAGATCAGGATCATGCATTATCTGGTACTGTTGTCGTCACAGGAAGCCCTGTACTACAAACAACAGCTATCCAACAAGATCACAACCTAGTTCTTGATAGTATTACCACTGGTGTTGTAAATGTAGCTCAGGTAGCTCTAACACAAGACCACGATCTAGAGCCAATAGGTTTCGTTACAGGGTCTCCTGTAGTTCCTATAGCAAATATGGATGAAGAGGAGACAGTAGAAGCTCCCTCATTTATCACTGGCGCACCAGTCTTAGGAACACCAGAACTTAAGCTGAACGACTTTACAGCCTACAATATTACAACTGGTCGTCCAGTACTAGGAAAAACCTACGACCCACTCAACACAACTCTCAAAGAGATAAAGGAAATTGAAGATATGTTTGGTGGTTGGCAAAGACGTGCATATGAAGTCCCTGATGGACGACTTGTACAAGCTGAACGTGAGATATATCGTACCTTTGGTGAACAAGTTTCAGTTGACAAGAAAGCCAAGTCTCTTATTAAGTTTGGTAAGTCTAGACAACTACCTGCTGATAGCTTAGAGACTGTGTGGACTGTTGGTGGACATGAGACTTATGTACCAGCAGACACTATCACTCATATTTCTTCGTCGTCCCCCTCTGACACTCAAGAGATATTACTAGAATGTCATACTGTAGAAGGAACTGGAACTGATAGTAAGTTTAGCTTCTTGACACAGGTAGTCACTCTTGATGGTCAGAATAAAGTTGCTCTTAATGTTCCAGTGGCTCGTGTATCTCAAGCGTATAATAACAATGGTACAGAACTACAAGGTCGTGTCACAGTTTATGAAGATACAGCAATCGTTGGTGGTGTACCAAGTGATGCAAGTAAGATACATATAGACATTCCAGCAGGTTTACAGTCTTCACTTAAAGCAGCTACAACCTTTAGTGATAAAGACTACTATATTCTCACTGGTGGGTTTGGCTCCGTGTCAATTAAACAAGACGCTGCTGCTGATTTTTATCTAGAAGTTAGAGATGCAGGTAAAGTCTTCAGGCAGGTTGCAGCTATTTCAGCCTCATCAGGTGGACCTTGGAATGTAGAACTAGACCCTGCAGTTATTATACCTAAGAATGCTGATGTTCGTATCACTGCAGAGACTTCAACAAACAACGCTGTTGTATATGGCGTATTTAAAGGTTACTTAGCAAAGGTTATCTAGATGCCTAAGACAGCACTAAAGAACAAGATGGAAGCCCACAATAAGAAGTCTAAGCATAAGGTAACTATGCGTATGCTAGAGGCTGTCTATGATCGTGGTGTTGGTGCTTACCGTACAAACCCTGCTAGTGTTCGTCCTAATGTTAAGTCGCCTGAACAGTGGGCTATGGCTCGTGTTAACAGCTTTCTTCGTATCGTAAGTGGCTCTAAGTCTGCTAATCACGATAAAGACTTGTTACCTTCGTCACATCCATCATCATCCAAGAAGAAGATGCTAAAGGCACAATATGCTAACGATGTCTTTACAACAGAGATGGAAGCTCGTAGTCGTTCTATGGATATGGGGCTAGGTGGTACAATTCACGTACATGAATACAATGGTCAGGCAGTCTATATGCCAGCTATTAATCACGACGAATATTTGGACTATTATGAAGACCTAGCAGAACGCAATGCAGAGCTTGCAGGGGCAGAGTACCCAGAAGAGGAAGAAGACACCTCAGTGGATCGCTTAGAGGCTCTCAGGGTCATTGTACAAGAGATCATGAAAGAAGAATTTGCTAAGGCTGAATACCAAGGCGAAAAAGTAACTTTAAACAAGCCTCGCCGTATTCAAGGTGGCAACAAAAAGTTTGAAGTGTTCGTGCAAGATGGCGACAAGGTAAAACGAGTTACCTTTGGTGATCCTAACATGGAAATCCGTAGGGATGACCCTAAAGCAAGAGCTAACTTCCGTAGTCGTCATTCATGTGATACTAAGAAGGACAAGACTACAGCAGGTTATTGGTCTTGTCGTATGTGGGAAGGAGGCACTAGCGTGTCTGAACTAACAAAATCAGTTGAGGGACAAATCCTCAAAGCTGACGAAGAACAACGCATGGTCTATGGTTGGGCCTCTGTAGTAACCGAAAAGGGCGAAGCAGTAGTTGACCGCCAAGGCGATGTAATAGAACCTGACACGTTAGTACGTGCCGTAAACAAGTTTATGGAGCATGTTCGTGTAGGTAAAGAAATGCACAAAGGGGATCAGATTGGGGCGGTTATCCACTCCATGCCAGTCACCAAAGAGATTGGTGAGTCCCTTGGCATACAGAGTGACCGTGAAGGTTGGATCGTCGCATTTAAAGTTTATAATGATGACGTTTGGGCCAAGGTCAAATCTGGTGAGTTAGCGGCCTTCTCTATTGGGGGTCGTGCAATCAAGGAGGACTATAGTGCCTAATTTATTGAAACAGCTTGAACTGGATGAACTGTCTCTTGTAGATCGTCCTGCCAATGCACAGGCAATGGTCTCCTTGTTCAAGCGTGATGATTCCAATGGAGACAACATGGAACAAGAAGTAGAAAAAATGTCAGATGACCTAAAGGCCAAACTAAAGCCATATATGGACAAGGGCATGAATGAAGAAGAAGCTATGAAGGCTTATGAAGCTGAGATGAAGAAATCTGAAGAAGTAGAAATCGACGAGCTTGACATTGTTAAAGCTGAGAACGATGCTCTCAAAATTCAGAACGAAGACCTTCGTAAGGCTCTTATTGAGAACGGCTTTATTATTAAGTCAGACTCTATTGAGAAAAAAGTTGAGCCAGAGTACATTGAGTATGAAGGTGAGCAAATCAACAAAGCTGATGTACCTGCTGTTATCTTGAAGGCACTAGAAGAAGCTGAACTAGCTAAAGCTGATGCCGAACTAACAAAACGTGCAACAGATGCTCTACCACACTTTGCAGAAGACGTAGCCAAGTCTTTGGTTGCAGAGTTCGGTGAAGTAGAAGCTGTAATGGAAGCCTTGAAAGCTGCTGATGCGACATTCGCAGAAAGCATGGAAGAGGTCGGAAAGTCAGACGCAGATGGCGAGTTCGCAACTGCTGCTGATAAAATGGAATCTCTTGTCAAAGCCTACATGGAAGAAAACAAGATGAAAAAGGGTGAGTATGCTAAAGCGTATGCTGCTGTAGCTAAAACCGACGAAGGTAAAGCCCTAATCAACAAAAGCTATAAAGGGGAATAATTATGGCTGTAATGCAATCCCGTGACACACGGACATTCATTGCTGGCGAAGACCTATCGTC